AAAATAACTTGCGATGGTCGCCAAGTTATTCCCTTTGTGATGTTCTCGGTATGTACCCAGGAAGGGGGAGTTCTTCTGCGAAGACGAACCCCTCTCTCCAACCGGGTACCACCGGAGAGGGTGTCCGAAGGGGCGGTTCGCTAGCCGCCCCGACGGGCCTCTCTACACCACGGTGGTGTGCACCTCTCAAGGATGTACCTAACACGCTGGGCCGTCTATCTAGGATGGACAGGAAGTCGAGAAAGAGAGTTATCTCTTTCTGTGAGGCTACCTGGAGATCCCATTTAGCCGGACTCCATGCGGCTCTTGGAAAGCGCATCGTCTATGACCTCTCCTTGAGGAGTCATAGACAAGGCGCTTCACAACTGCTGCACTCAGCGTGGTGGATACTACGTACCAGCATTCTCTCCGGCAGATTCACTACTGCGACTCAAATTAAGAACGAGTCTACTTATGCCAGGGTGGAGGCCTTTTCTTTCGAGGGTAAAACCAAGAAAGAGAGGTCTTCTCCTGACATGAATAGATTCAGCGCTTTAAATACGGTCGCTTGTGGTCCCTTACGGTGCGTCGGGGTAGAACCTGATCGAAAGATCAGCTACTCCTTCGTTGGCCGTTCGTTACCACAGGGTAGCAAACGCGTCGAAGAGAAGGCACTTGAGCAGCACCATGTAGCCTTTACTCGGAAAGACTGTTCGGTCCCTCTTGCCACCTTGGGATCTATGAGATCATGGGCCAGTCGTTGGGGTGCAAAGCACACTCCAGACGCCTGTCCCATGAGCTTCTCATTGACCTCGGGTAGCTGCCTAGAGAAATCTAGGCGAGAGGGGGGCTTGGCAGCCTTCCTTGTGGAGTTACATGGCATGGCTCAAGGTCTGAGTCCTGAGTTCGGCGAGAAACCTACCGGCATCTATGATGTCGATTGGGAGTCTTACTTCACTCAGGCCGTACTTCGGGAAGCACTGCTCGACAACTTCAACGGACTCGAGAGGCCGTTACGTGCGAAAGTTGAAATCATCTCTGAGAGAGGTTTCAAGGCTCGCATTGTAACTAAGTCTCCCGGGTCCGCTGTCGCTTTAGGTCATCTCCTTCGGTTAACGGCACTGTCCTCTCTTCGTAAAGATGGGAGGGTCAGTGAAGTTCTCCGTGGAGATCACCTTCAGGCAGTACGATCCTTAGTAGGGGACTGTGTCCCTGGCCCCGTAGAAATTCTGAGCGCAGATCTCTCCGCCGCTACTGATAACCTACATCACAGTGCCGCCTTGGCATTGTGGTCTGGTTACTGTGACGGCGTCGGCCTGAACTCCGAGCTTCGAAAGGTCGGGGAGGACTTGCTTGGTCCAATGCACGTCACATACCCGTCAGGCAAAGTGATTGAGTCAAGTTCATGTGGGATCCTCATGGGCCTCCCATTGACTTGGTTCATCCTTTGCCTTGCGAATATGTGGAGTGCAGACACGGCCATTCAGATGGTACGGTCCAAGTCAACTCCCTTTGAGGGCTTAGGACCCCAACCCTATAGAATCTGTGGTGATGACCTTGTCGGAGTCTGGAAAAGGAGTGTTCGGTCGGCCTATGAGGACAACATTTCCCTAACGGGGATGAAGTTCTCAGGGCCTTCCAAGCACCTCTCTTCAGAGAATTATGGTATCTTTACCGAGGAAGTTTTTAAACTTTCTCGTGTAGAGGTGCCACTTTCTCGTCAGAACTCGACAAGCCGCCTTACTCGAGTCACACCTGGGAAAGCTCCGACATTGAAGAGGTCATACTCTTCTGTCGTTCGAGCCCCAGTTGCTGGCTCCCATAAGGCAGTTTGGACAAGATCATACCACAAGGTTTCTTGGGGGTTGGGTGCGTTTGCTGGTCCAATTGGCTTCCCACTTCGT